CACACAACCCATAGACGGGCAACATAAATGGCAGCATTACAGCCATCAGGCATATAGCTATTACCGGCATTAATACCATGCTTAATACTGCTATACACAACTCAAACATTACTCATCTTTCTGATGGGTTAAGTTCCGTGTATTTTATTATTTCAGATTCTCCGCTGGCATTCTTTACCCACCAGACCCTAAAGCATTTCTTGACATCGGGTAACGCATCGTCAACGCTAATGTAGAAATCTCGCTCGTACACAGTAGCTACGTCCTCGGTCATCACTCATCACTTTCATCAGTTAGCGGGTGTGGGCAGGATTTGAACCTGCGGTCATGTTGCTTGGGCTACTACAGCTTGCCAGCATTGCCTTACCTAACTTGGCTACCACACCCATAATCACTCAATCATCTATTCAGTTAAGATTACTCTATATCCGATTGGGTTGTGGGGCGCTTGGGTAGGGGCATCCAATGGGTTATCCCGTAGTCGTTACTAAAACTAAATTCTTCATGACTCCATGATTGAACACTAAACCTATCAAGATTCCGGCTCGGCATATAAACAAGATGGTCGCCATCTGCGTCCGGCTTTACTTCAATCGGCTGCCACATCACTCATCCTCCACTTCAGTTGTGTTCATCATAGTCCAGCCTCTCTTAGCTTAGCTTCAAATTCTGCATCGCTTTGAATCTCTGGCTCAATAGTCTCACCATAGTTGAAGATAAGAAGCGCATCCCATTCCTTATCTGATAACAGCGGATGGAACTCCCGCTCATAGAAATATTCCCGCCGCAGCTTTATTAACGCCTTGTTCTTTTCTTTTTCCACGCGCTTAATCCGCAGCTTTTCTGCCTTGGCGGCAAACTCTTTGGTTCTGTCAACGCTGATCGCCAGCGCGTTGCTAATCCTATTCCCTGTCCGCGCATAGGTAGTAAGCCCAGCGCGGCCAATCACCAGCTTTTGGCCAGTATTCTTCGCCCTGACCGTATTTACGCCTTCCTCTAGGGTGCGCTGTAAGTTTTCATATGCTATGGCTTTCATGGCTTTTGACTTTATGCCAATCTGCTTTTTATTGCAGAATCCCGTAAACTTAAAGAACCCATCTTCCGCCATTTTGGCGGCAAATATCGCATTAATCTGCTGGCTGGATATTTTTTTATCAACTACTTCCTTAAACTTCTCGGACATATTCTTGCTCAAGAAAATGGTGATTTTTTCCCCAGAGCGCCCCATAACGGCATCTATCCAGAGGGGAGTGTGCCCTGTAAATCGGCAATATATTACACCCGTTTTTTTCTTGTATGCCACAACAAATCACCCATGTGTTTATTCAGTTATGTGTGATAAGTTAGCAAAACGGAAAGCTAATGTAAAGTGATTACTTTATCGGTACGGATTAGCCACTGGAAACGGAGAGCAGCCTACGGTTTCGTTATACGGGCAGGGGGAGCAGCCCCAGAGCGACATAAGCACACCCATAAGCACCCACCAGCGCCACATCATTGCGTAACTCGATTAACGTATGCCTGACACGCCATTAGTTTTGCGGTGTTTTCTTCGGCTTCTCCGCCGAGGTCAATGATAGCAACGGTTCGATAAACTCCGTTACCAGCGGGGGTTGCATCATGTCCTGCGGCGGGGATGCCAGATTGCAGCTTGTTTTGTTCGTGTTTGAGCATCCGGCTAATAGCAGCGGCATGACGAGCATTAATAACTTTAAGTTGTTTTTGGTAATCATTTGACACCTCGTTTGTTACGGCCTTTGCCGCCTCGCATTGCAGGTTTAGCTGTTCCTTCTGATTCTCCAGCGCTGACTCGTTCCGCCAGCTCATCCAGTTCGCTGTTATCCATACCGCTATCCCCGCCGCCGCCAGATACGGCAACGCCCGAATACCTAAGCTTAAAAAAGAGAATGGCAACATATGAACCCCCTACTATACCGCCGTATGCGGTTAACAATTCCCAATCCACAGAATCCGAGTGTAACATAATATAGGACATGATGCCATTAGCGATGTGTAACCATAGCTTAGACGCGCTCAGCCTGCCGTTGCGGCTATCGGTGAATAGGTCAAGGACGCAAACGCTATATTTTCCCAGTCTTAGCATGTTTTAGTTTCTCCACTATTTTTTCTATCTCGCGTTCAATATCCACGCCAATAGCCGCAGCTTTTCGCTCCAGTGCAAGGGCTTCAAGGATTGTGTCACGCGTTACCGTTCTTTGCATCTAAATGCCTGATAATGGCCTGTTGCGCCTGAATTAATCGCTTGCATTTTATTAGGTAAATAAACGTCTGGTACGCGGGGGCATGATAGGCCATCAAGTCAGCACTCGCCGCCATGATTTCATCGTGCAGCGTTTTCATTTCCGTGCTGGTGATTTCCACTTCTACTTCCTCTATGCGCCCCAATATCATAATTTCCTCGGCTTCACGGTTGACCATGCGCTGCAATCACAGCACCGATAGCGGTGGCGGATGGTGGTGGCTAGCAACTCAAACCCTTTATGCTCCATGTTGGAACCCCCGCACGACTTACAACGAAACACCGCGTCATCAATTAACAAGTTAAGATTTATTTTGCTTTTAACATACGGAAGCATCCTAACGAATACCTCCTCCAGAACCTCAACATCCTGCTTATTATACAGCACCATTTGGTTAATTGCATCCCTATTCCCTTGGGCGCATTTCACCCACAGCATCGCATCCGTCTTGTGCTTGCGGTCATCCGTCAGCAGCGTTGCTAGGTGGTCTAGGCTGTTGCTGTTTAGCGACCCCTTAAACCGCGCCTTGGCTAGTTTATAAGTGTCTATATTGCAGACAGGAGGGAATGGCGGTAGGCGGTTATACATGCACCGCGCCGCTAGGAATGGCTCATCAAACCCCGCCCCAAAATGCGCCACGGTGTAATGCGCCTGTTCGACTATGGGCAGAAACGCCTGCACCACCCATTTATCATCATATGTATCTGAGTGAGGAAAATCCGATATAGATATGGCGTATGTTTCAGGCTCACCAAGCCATTTATAAGCTATGCTGCACACGCTTTTCCCTTTTTCAATGAAAGATAGCGGGATGGAGCGATTCTCGTTTCTGGTGTCAAAAAAATACCCGCGGTTAGGCAAGCATTCAATGTCGTATATAAGAATCCGCCCTACTGACGGTTTAGGTGTAATATGCGCCCGTATAATATCGGTCTTAGCTTCCTTTGCCCATGTGTAAACCGTGCGGCGGGGAATTCCGTGCTTTCTTGCGGCAGGCCGTACACCCATTACCGCCACATCAGCTAAAACTGCCTCCCGCGTCTGCTGATTGTGGGGTGTGCGGTTCATTTTCCCCTCACCCACAGGTCAAATGAATCGGGGAGTATATCCCGTAAATAGTCCATTGTGGCGCGGGATTCCGTCACGCCCACCGCTTCCTTACCGCCTATCATGTAGTTGCGGCCTACGCCTACACAGCCTTGTAGCTCGCTGGGATAGTTAGCGGCATGGAATAGAATCAGCGTCCGGTTCGGTACGCCCTTGATGTGCCAGTGATGACCGTATTTTGGGCTGGTACGCTTGACGACCTTATAATCGCCCGTAGGGATGCAGCTTACAAGGCGCTCATTATCCAGCCAAGGGCGCTCCACAGTCTTACACAGAATCACGCCGCCTAACTCCAACTGCCCGAACGTGCCAGTAGGAGAGAAAAATAAGCGGCGGAGTGTAGCCTGTGTCATTAAATTACATCCCTGTTGAAATCACCTGTCTAATACATGCGCCTGCAAACACCGAAAAGCCGAACACGATAACCGATACTATGGCGAGAAAGTTGGTCATTCTAACCACCGGACTATGAGTTTTCGTGCGTTTTCGGGAAGGCTCAAACCGAACATTAGCCCCGTGGCTCCGAGCGTAAGCAAGTACCGGATAACCCGTGCCGTTGCGTTTTTTACCATAGTGTGCCATGCCTCTAACTCCCGTTCCAATGCCGCGACTCTTACATCCAGCGCCTCATCCACCGCCTTTAGTCGCTCGATTTCTATGGCGGTTTCCTTGTCCATTATACCGCTGCACTAATTATTGCACCAAGCACAGCCCCAGAAGCATACTCACCAAGCGCCCAGCCACGGCCACCCATCCCCTTAAACGGGTAGTACGCCAGCCCCATCAGCGGGCAGAGCGCCGCAAGCAGCATATTCCCATGCGCGAAATACAGCGCGACACCAACCGCAGGAATAAACAGGCACATGCGGAAAGTCATGGCAATAGCGCCCCAGATGGCAGGATTTTCCACCGGCATGTAGCGCATGATTGCATCAACCGGCGCGAACTCGGATTCATTAGGAATAGCGCCATTTACAATAGCGCCGATATACTTCCCCCAGCCGGATAAAAAGGCCAGAAACAGCCCTACAGCCAGAACCGCAGCGGAGAGCAGAGTGGGCATCGCAGTCGCCATAGCCAACACACAGACAAGGCGGGCAGCGGTGGTGCTATCAGCATCGCCGGACAGCTTCGTTCCCCGTGCGCGATTCGCTAATGCGTATAGGATTATGGTCTGAATCATATTAGGTCGCCAACACTAGAGTTATGTGCGAAGTGCAGGTTGCGGTTGTGCCGCCGTTATCGCGGTTCGTGTAACCTGTTACAGTGCCTGACGGACAGTTAATCTGCCCGCTGTATGTAGTGGATGAGGTTGTGGCCGGAGAATCCACAAACGAAAACGCTATCGGGTAAGCCCCAGCGCTGTTAGCAACATACGCCGGGCCAGTCCAAACCACAGACGCGCCCCGCAATATTTGCAACTGAATATACGCATTGCTGCCGGAGCTAACATATAGCACACCAGAAACAACCACTTTTTGCGATATGCTGGTGGGCGTAATGCTGGTGGAATATGAACTTACTGTAACGTAGCTTGCGCCTAAAGACGCATAGGTTGCGGTTGATGTTAAGGACACATAAGACGACAGCGGAGCAGAAACAGGTGTGGTGGATTGCCACGTTGTGCCATTGCTGGTTAACACGTTGCCAGATGTGGAGGGCGCAACAAAGTTGGGCGTGGATGTTCCGTTGCCCAGAATGACGTTGTTAGCCGTAAGCGTGGTTAATCCAGTACCGCCTTGAGCAACCGTGCGCGTGGAAACAAGGTCAAGGATGCCCTGAACCGTACCCTTACGCAGAGCGCCAGCGTTAGCCAAGCTGCTAACCACCACCGAGTCGCCCGTAGCGAGTGTGGCGCTAGACTGCCCCGTAATATCCGATGCGCTAAATGAACCCAATCCAGCATCACCTGCGCGGGCAAAATCTGCTAAGAGAATATCGGAGGCGGAGAGGCTGCCGCCGCTGGCGACATTCGTAACAGTAAGCTGCGCCCATGTGGTATTATTTGTTATCGTACCGGTGACGTTGAACGTCAGGAAGTTTTGAGGGGAGCCGAACTCGATAAAACTTAACACACCGCGCACGGTGTTGGTGCTGTCGTCCCATACAAGTATCTGGTTTAGATAATTGGGATTCCCAGTATTAGCCGACGATGCAGATATAGCAATAGCCGTGGCGCTGGCAGGGGTGGCGTTGTTAAATCGGATATTTCCCGTGGAAGGGTCAGCCATTGCCGTGGTGGTTGAATACGTCCAGCGCGGGAAAGCATTGGCAGCCGCAGAAGCGGTTATTGCGTCTGCCGCAGCAGAAGCCGCAGAGCTAGACGCAGCCGCAGCCGAAGTAGATGCCGCCCCCACTAAGGTCGAAGGCGAAAACACCAGAATGTTGTTAGTGCCAATAGCCGGAGCGGTGTTGAAGGTCAGCGTAGTGCCGCCTGTGGTGTAGTCGGAAGGGGAAATGATGGTTGCCCCCGCCGAGGATGCCACGGACACAGAAACATCGTCCAGCGTGCCCGTAAACCCGTTACCCGTCCATGCAATGGTTTGCGTGGAACCAGCCACGATAACTTCGCGGTAAGTACCCGAAGCCGTGCGCTCCGTGCCGTTCTGCCCACCAATGGACGGAATCAATCCACCCGCGCTGCGTGTGATGGTATAAGTAACAGCATACGCCTGCCCAGCTACCAGCGTGACCAAGGCGGTCTGTGAAATAGCTGTGCTGATTGCGCCCGCTGCCGTAGCAACGACCGCCGCGATAGTCCAGCCTGCGCCTTTAGTCCAGATGGTGTCCGTGGTGAATGTGCCGTTTGCAACGTTAGCCTGCAATACGCTATCGACAAACACCATAAGATTCTTGGAGTCGCTGCCAAGGTCGGTAGAGAGCGTAAACGCGGTTTGCGCCCCTGTACCGGAAAACGTCTGGAAGAACGGGCTGGACGCGCTGGCAATGGTTGAAAACGATGTTACGTTGTCAATGGTGCGGATAGTAGTGCCCGCTGCATCAGTGATGATGTATTTATAACTGCCATCAATGAACCACACCGCACGACCCGCTGAGTCTAACTCTATGGGGTTGGCGGTCTGCGTGTTGCCTGTGCTGTCGGTGTACGCGGGTTTAGGCGTGGTTGTACCAGCGGAATAGGTGTAAATCTTACCCCCCGATAGCGGGTTGCCGTTATCGTCAAAGAACGCAATGAATGGCGGGGTGGCTAACACTATCGTCATGGTCTATCCCTTGTGTGGGCGCTGTTATTATAGCGCGAAATGTGGTGTTTGTAACGGCTTAATTGACATTCTGGTAAGAAAGCGTATTGTTAACTTATGTTTATCTCTATTCCAGTGTTAATATTTTTGTTCTTTTTCTTTTCTGCGGTTTTTACCGAAGAACAAGAATAATTTATGGTTTGATAACCTTTCCCGTACCAGACAACGCCGCGCCTAGTGCTTTTCTGAGCGCCGGTGATGTCGCCGCTTTATATGCACCGTAACCACCAAGACCAGCCGCGCCAGCGACAGCGGTGGCGGCTGGAACGGTGGCAATTAAGCCAGCCAGCGCCGCGCCCTCTGCGAGTTTACCTGTAACGGTTTTAGGAACAACGCTAGACGCTTTTTGCATAGCCATGCCAAACCGCGTTTTGGCGGCAGATGGTAGCTTTGTTTCCATGTTGTCCATTGCGCCGAGTAGATTGCTCTGCCTTAGCAACGAATCCTTAACCGCTGCGTTTGGGGCAATATCGGATATTGTTTCGTTGGCGATGCTTCGCGCCGACCTAACTGATGCCGAAAATGCGGTATCGTTAGCGTCAAATACACTGCCTTTTTTAGACCGCGCCCAAGCGTCAAACTCTTGGCGCGATTTCAAAAGCCCCGCAGGAGTGTTCGGGTTATTGGCTGATATTTCTTTCATCTTTGCAAAAACGCGGCTTGCTACAGCCTCACCATCACCAACAATTAACGGGTCGGTTTTTAGGCTATTAAAAGCGGTATCTAGCTTAGTGTTAAGAAAAGCCGGTTTGTAGTTAACGGGTGTTTTTGCCAATGCCGCCTGCAACGCCTTGGCCTCATCATTAACGGCATTACCAACCACATTGTAATTTGCTTGCAGCGTATTCGATGCCTTGATTGGCAGCTTTTGCAAGTCAGATATAGCTGCCTGCTCATAGGCTGATGGCGTATAAACCGGAGTTTGGTTGATGCCTTTGGTTATGGTGCTGCCCGCCCTATCTTTAACCACGCTAGGGGTAAGTTTCGGCTCGTATATGCTTGAGGCAAACGCGGCGCGGCGGGCGTTAAAAGCATCCACGCCTGACTTTGTGACGGCTTTCCCGGTTGATTGCAGCGCGGTTCCGGTCAGGCTAACAACCGGCTTTAATATTGGCATATTAGCGGCTAATTGCTGGCCGCCTTGTAGCGTTCCCACGATGTTAGCCGCCGCCCCTATATTTTTGCTTATTTCAGGGTTGGCTTGCGTGAACTGACTGTACAAGTCTCTTGCCTGCATCAGCTTGTCGCCAATATATTGACCCGCGCTAGTGGAGTCTATTGCGCCCGCCACCGCTTCAGCCGGAGCTTGCAATGGTGCAGCAGCCGCGCCAATAATTTGACCAACGGGAGCGCCTATCATTTTTGCCCCCTGCCCTGCAATCTGCAATGCAGAAGAAGCGGGATTTTGATTTGGGATGTTTTTGATAATATTTCCGGTTTCGTCAATAGCCCCGCCAACTGCTTGGCCTAAAGATGATGCGCCTATCTGCTCGATGAGGTTTTGTTTTGCAGGCTCTGCAACAGGCACGGCCTCATCAAGCGGAACGCCGCCGAAGCGCGACCCGCTAACTGCCGGTACTTCATCTAGGGGGATGCCACCAAATTTTGATGCCATTATGGCTTCCTCATTTTCATGGGCTTACCATCATCACCGACTTCCACATAAGCCGCACCAGATGGCAGAGCGTCATATTGCGCCTGCGTTTTTATGATTGCGGAGTTACCCGTAAGTTTGGGCGCATCCGTAGAAAGCACAACCGGCTTAGCTGGTTCATTGCCACCTTTCCCCTTTTGACTGCCAAGGGTCGCCGCCACCTCACCCGTGCCGAATCTATCGCTAAGGTTTTTTAATATTTCTAGGTTTGCTTCATAATCATTTTTGGGGTCGCCCAGCGCCTTCAAAAAGGTTTGCAATTCCACATTAGAGTTCATCTGCTGCGCGGACATGCCGGTTGCATTTTTAATGGATTGCGTCAAAAGCGGAACAGCCCCAGCAATCTTATTGCGCTCCGATTGCTCGGCTGTCCCAAACAAACCGCCCGTTGCCTGCCCTATGCGGCTAGAGCTTATTGCCGAGCCTAAATTACTTAGCCCGCCCTCATTAACGCTAGTAATGCCGCCCATATCCTTAAGCTTTGTATCGCTGGCGGCTATATTTGCTAGGCCGTCTTCAAAGTCTTGCTTTCCTTGCGTTTTCACATCTTGCGCGGCCTGCTTTTTGGCTTCTTTCTCATCCCTGCGAACATCAATAGACTCGCGGCGCAGGTCTATATTCGCCGCTGCATTAGCCCGCTGAATATCTAGCGCCTCGCGCCGAATATCGCGGTTTTCTGCATTGTTCTGCTGCTGCATCTGCATGGTCAGCATATCCTTGACAGTCAAGCCGCCATTAGCCGCCTGAGCCTGCAAAGCCTGAGTTTCCAGCATGTTTTTCTGGGCAGCCTGAACCGCCAGCGCTTTTTTAAGCTGGAACTCCTCATTCGCCCGCTGGTAATCAGAAAAGCCCTGATTCTTGCCAAATACGCTAAGGTCTGGTGCTACCGGCATTATGCTAATCCCCTCAGTTTCAACATTGCCAACAGGTCGTTATTGTTAGCGCCATTGTAATTCCCAACCTGCGCCCCCAGAGCGTTAGCAAGCGTCTGGTTGATGTTGTTAGACCGCCCCATAGTCGAGTTAGCCTGAACGTTGCCACGGTTGCCGTAGATGTCATTCTGAGCGCCCACGATACCAGATTGACGCTGGAACGCCTGCTGATAGTAGTTGTTGGCAAAGTCTTGGTTGAACTTCGCAGCGTCCTGCAATGCTTGGCCGGAGAAGTACCCACCCTGTGCCGCAGCCCTGCGGTCAAGCCCTTGCTGGCCTTGCTGTAGGTTGAATTGATAACCGGGGTCGTTCTGCACATCCACCGGATTCAGGTTTTGCAGATTGCTGAGCTGCTGATTCTGAGCGCCTAGCAATTGGTCTTCCTGTTTCTTAATCGCCCTATCCTGACCGAAGCCACCAAGCGCCGAGGCGAGTGAACCCATTGCCCCAATATTACCAAAGCTAGAGCCGCCACCAGAGGAAGACCCCCCAGTAAGGCCACCGAAAGCATCACCTAGCGAGGCCGTAGTTCTGCCCACGCCGCCTAATACACCCGTTCCCTGCGTAGGGCCTACGCCGTTCGGCACAACATTACCGGCAGTCGTGCCGAGCGTGTTGCCACTAAACAGATTACTAAACAGCCCCGTGCCATTTGCAGCCGAGCCGCCCACACCGCTAGAGCCGATAGCGTTACCAATTAAAGAGCCGCCATCAGGATTAACTAAACCCAGCGTGTTACCTAGCTGAGTGCCGCCCAGTAGTTCAGACGCACCACCGCCTGCCAAATACCCGCCTGCACCACCTAACGCAGCGCCCTTAATAATGTCACCCGTTCCCTTGCCGCCGATAGCACCACCAAGGCCGCCACCCAAAGCACCGCCCAACGCTGAGCTGGTGCTTGCGGTTAATCCCGTGCCTAATGCACCTGCGCCGCCGCCAGCAGCAAACAAACCAGCGCCGCCAAACGCTGCCGGGCCGAGGGCTGCTAACGCTATCGGCAAAGCGATAGGCGCAACCTGCTTAAAGAACTTCTTAAACTTGAAAAACTCAGGATAACCCGTTTCAGGGTTGATTTTGTTCGCAGGGTCGCCAACGGTAAACTCGGCCATATCCGCGCCGCCGTCTTGGAATATCATTTGTAGCGCCTGCATTACCTGCGGGTCATCAAGGAAGGCGCGGGGGATGACAACCTCACCCAGCGACAAATGCGCCATGACGGTATCAGTACCGCGCCCTGCTTCTTCAGGTGCGCCCTGTGGCATATTCATTTCCATGTTTTCCATTAGTTTACCTCAATTGTGCCGGTGATGGTTACGGGTGTTACGATTGCAGTCCATGCTGCGGTGTATATTCTTTTGTCTGCTGCCGTAACCCCCGCCGCTGCCGCTGTGAACGTGCTGCAAGTAAGGGATGCGCCGTCACTGGTAATGCTTAGGGGGAAGTTATCGCAGTAGGTCGTTCCAGCCACCGCAGTCGTGCTAGTCGCTGGGGTTATCTTAATTCGGAAATACGCCAGCTTGCTCGTCAGCCGAAAGTAAATCCCTGTCTTAACTGCCGTACCAACCTCTGTTAATCCGACAAACGTAGGTGTCCAAATCGTTCCCGTATCGCCGGACGCTATGCCATCAAAGAACGAAATCCAGCTAAGGGTGGGATATTTATCCTCGTCAATCAGTTCTTCGGTTTTAGGCGGTAGCTGAACTCTTGCCATATCAATCTATCGTATTGAGGTAAGAACCGGTGATTGCCACTTTAACGGGGTCGGTTATTGATAGCTCAAAGGTGCATTGCTGCTGGATGCCCAGCCGCCGGAATTTCACTTGTTTTTGGTAATTTCCTACTGCGCCAATCGAACCGGTGTAATAATTAGACCATGTTCTCGCGCCATCCTGACTAATTCGTAAGGACATCGTTGGGTCGCTGCCCTGACCTGATTGTAGGCCAACGCCAGCTTCAAACCCAATTTGCAAGCTATTATACCGCACATATTTCAATTCATCAATCAAATGTGTGTAAACCCGCCGCCTAGAAATAGGGTTTCCGTTGTCGCTATACACATCCAGCGACATTTCGTAAATCTTCCCATCCACGCGCGAACCGACCAGTTGCTTGTTAAAAACGTGCATACAGCAGTTACCCAAATGCTGTTCATCAGCGCCGAGGCTGTTTAGATACGCGCGTTCATGCCATAGCTGCGTGGTAAGGTCATAGACCAGTGATGTGCCAAGGCTGCCCCCAGTAATGACCAGAAACACATGCCCATCCTGCTGATAGCCCCAGCTACGCAGCGAGGCGGGGTTAGGCTCGGCCTGTAGTATCTTCTCGATGGTTTCCGTGGATATACGCTTAGGCGAGAAACCCTGCGCCTGATACACGATACCCGCGCCTTCATTGGTATGCCCCACCCAATAGACGGAGGTGTCTAGGCTGATAACCGTATAAGGCGAGACAGTCCCCACCGGAGTAGCGCCGGAAATGCGGGAGAAGGGGAAGGTAGAATCGCCCGTATTGCGCCATATTTCTAACGTGCTATCACCAAAAAGCGCCAACTGCCCCAGAAACGGCACGGCAATAGACAGATTATCGGGTGAGCTTTCCGCGCTGGCAAAATCAAGCGCTGCCCACGTTGTACCATCATACAAGCCGGAAATGTAGAATTGACCGCTGTTGTTTTTGGTGACGACAAAATAACCGTTGCAGAAGCTAACATTCGCAGGGGAAGGTAAATCGGGGTCAGTTACTTGTGCAAAAACGTTAGTTGCGTAGGTGAAAATATACAAATACGTCCCATCACATACCGCCACTTGAAAGCCGTTTTCCGCCACCGTGACGATACCATTAGACGTTAACAGCGTACCGCGCAGGGTAGCCACACCAGCCGAGGAAATCTCGTAAAACTGCGAGCCGGACACCGCAAAGGCGCGACCATTAGCCGCAGCTATCACGCCGCGCACCGCGCCGATTCCACAGGTAGTAAAAAGCGAAAGACCGGGTGTGCCGAACAATGACGCGACATCTGCGCCCTGCGGGTCGGAAATAGCGTATAGGTTAATTATCCTTTGAGCGTCAAAGGGCAAGCTGCGCTGCTGATACGATGAACCTATAAGGCCAATCTTCATCGCGTCCTATACCCGCTGTAAATATTCCGCACACCCGTCCCCTGCGGATAGGCATCTATAGGACGCGCACGAACCGTTGCCAGACGCACTAAACCGAGGGATTTAGCGGCAATAGCAGCAATAGACGGGTCAGGCTCAACGCCATATTCGGGGGCTAATTCCAGCGCCAGATTGTAGATTAACGCACGCTCCCAACCGGGCGGCAGAGTAATCACCGTGTCTAACGTAGTAAAGCTCGTTAACGGCTTCTCGCTGAGTATGAACAACTGATACCCAGATGCCGGTACGGGGTATATGCGGAGGTTGTCCGCGGGGTTGGCGTTATCGTAGTTCAAGAATTGCGGAACGCCGGTCAGCGCCTTGAACGGGATTTCGTTGTATGCCGTGTCGTTGATAATATCCACATCATTATCTACACCGCCGATTCGTACATATGCCTGAATGATGTTGGTTGGGCGTGTGGTATTAAACGTTTGCCCGCTGCCCATAGTGTAGGTCGATTGACCAGACACCAGCGTAAAGGTTTCCCATGCGCGGCTAGGAATGGTGGCGGAATCGTTAGACCATGATTCAAGCAACTGGTTGAGAGATGAAAATCCGTCATTGGCTTCGTCAGCACTGGGGGATTCACTCTTGACTAGAGCGCCAAGTTTTTGTAAAGACTTCTTAACGATTTCCCGTGCAGTTGTCATTGGTTATTCCCAGCCATTTAATGCCTGTTAAAATCCTAATTGTTCTTCATTTTCGCATGAAGCAATATAAACAGTGCCGCTTCCAGAAACCAAAATAACGGCTATGTGCGTGTCATTTGGGTCGTGATAAAATACTGTGTTTTTATTACCGTGAATAAATTGCCCAGTGCCAGCAGCGGCAACTACCGTTGAGTCACCAGAACGGGCATAAGCAACTGCTGTGGCATCATTTAAAATTCTTACATATTTTTGATTTGCAACAGGGTAAGCAACACGCGCTGAACTTGTGCTTGCTGAAATTGTAGCAGAAGGCGAGTTGACATGAGTTGGCATTAGTCAGCTCCACTCACAAGAGCGCAGGAAACAGTAGCCGTGCCGCTGATTAGCAGCGCAGCAACGTGCGTGTCGGTGACGGGGTCACGCTCGAATACAGCGCTTTCAAACGGCGCAAGGGAGATGTTGGCGTTGGTAGCATTAACACCAGAGCCGCCGCCATTTACAAAGCAGCCGCTGGTGGCGCTGTTATTGGTGATGCGTACATAACGAAGCATCGAACCAGTAGGCAGCAATTCAGCCCGTGCGGTGGTGGTCGAAGCCGAAATCGCAACGGACGGTACTTTGATATTCATTGCCATAAGCAAAATCCTAAAAAGAAGCGGGAGCCGAAGCCCCCGCATAGATTAGACGCTCAACGTGCCAGAAGCCGGAAGGGTCGCGCCAATCGGGGTAAACGTCATGGTAGAACCAAGGCCAACGGTGGTAGCGGTAGCATCCGAGGCGTTCTGCGCCGCTTGAAGCTGAATAGTGCCAGCCAAAGCAACGGTGATGCGACCCTTAACGCGAACGTTGATATAAGCGGTCGTGGCAGCAATCACAGAGGCGGCATCGGTCGAAGTGGTGAACGTAGTGACCGCAATAGCCGAAGCAGTGCGACCCTCCACGGTCAGCGCAGTAGCCGTAATCATCGAGGCCGTACCCCACTTAAGGCCGACTTTAACGCCACCAGAAGCGCCAGCGGTGGTAATCAGGTTGATGTCAACCTCATAATCGCCGGGCTGCAAAATGCCGGTGGACATGCCAACCACGTTAGCAAGCGTGGTATTGGTTGCCTGCGAAAAAGCCGTGGTGCATTGCGACACATCGCGGAAGTTATCATTAATAATTTTACGAGAGGCAAACGTCATCGCGCCTTCGTCTGTTACTTTATTTACGGGCATATCATTATCCTTAAAGTGAGGGATGGGATTTTACCCCCACCCCTCCGTTACAATTAGTTAGTGATACGGCAAGCCCACATCGGACGGGTAGCGGCGAAGCCACCGAGGAAGTCGATACGGGTAATCATGCTGCGCAGGCGCACATCAAATGCGCGAACCACAGCAACCGTAACGCCTTCGTAGGTTTCTTGCGCGGCCATTTCCACAGCTTCCGGCATCACCAGCGGAACGCTCACCATGCGGAAAGCGTTTTTGTGGAATGCAAGGTTCTGCGGGTAGATGGTCGAAGCAACGTTGCCCACACCAGCACCAAGCGTGATGACATCCGAAGCCGTGGGGAAACGGGTGACGTTCTGCAAGCTACCAGAGGTCGAGTTGTAGATGGGTTCAGCAAGCGTCACGGTGTAAGCACCACCAACAGCGGTAAAAAGCGCGGTGATAACAAACTGCTTGGGGTAGCCCAAATCTACTTTGGTCTGGGGATGCACAGCGTTAACGCTGGCAACCGTGAAGGTCATACCAGCGGTCAGAGTCTGTGTACCCGTTCCGGTAATAGCAAGGGTGGTGGCACCAGCAACCGAAGTGGTGGTGACGGTGTGAGCGCCGGAAGCCGTGCCAGAGGTGAAGCGCGGCAGCAGGTTGTTGCTGTAGTAGTCGAAACCATCAGCCGAACCCATAGCGCCTTCAATGTACTGCTTGCCAATTTCCTTAGCGGCATTAACAAAACCCTTGCGAGCGTTAACAGCAGATGCTTCCGAACCGGGGTTCAGGATGACATAACGGTCTTTGCGAGGTGCAAGGAACTCAGTCATTTTCTGACCAGCGGCCAAGATGGTCGAGGTGTCGAAGGTGGTAGAACCAGCCGTACCCACGATATTACCAACGTTCTGGCAAGCACGGGTCAGGCAGATGTTTTCCACGCCCTGCGCGATACCCTGAACCGAAGGTTTAATCACGCGGTTGTAGAGGCTTTCGAGGCCAACCTGATACGCCAATTCACGGGAATCAACGTCCACGCCAACGGTCTGAATGATGTCCAGAGTTAGCGGGATGCGGGTTTCCTGAATCGCCTGAATCGCGGAGGTGATGTCGAAGCTAGTGCCGGGGGTGTAGAGTGCCGGAACGTTGATTTGAATGGTGTCGCCAGCCTTGTAGCCGTTTTTACCATCATAATCGCTTTTGTCTGCCTTATCCATCAAGCGGCAAGCAGTCAAATTGTCAACAAGAGTGCCGGCAGCGAGCTTTGCAATCACGCCTACCGATTTCATTACTGACGGAGAGTTAGTACTTAAAGCCATGTGATTAAATCCTTATCTGTTAAACTTTTTCATAAGCTCCGCCACAGACATCGAATCTAAGTCCTTCGTTGCACGACCTGTGCCCTTCAGGGATTCAAGCGGCGGGGGAGCGCTGGTTGCCTTCTTAACAGAACTCAAATATGCCTTGCCGCGTTCCTCGGCTTTCCCAACCTCCATCGCAATTCGCGAGGGAGATAGGTCTTCCAAATCTTCAAGCCGTCCTTCTTTCATCAGCGCGTAAAGTGCCAAAGGCGCATTATCTGCTTCGTAGAAAGCCTCTTGTACGGATTCCGGCATCATGTTCAGGTAGTCATTATTCTCTTTGACTAACGCCGCGTATTCTGGGACTTCCCCCGCAAATTTCTTAGCTTGCTGAGATATTTCCACGGTACGCATTTGTTTATGCGAGTCGGCAGGATTCTGCTGCTGAACCTGTGGTTCTGTCTTAGTATCTTGTTCTTTTAAGAACTTGGCAGTTGCTAGTACCCATGAATCCAAATCTTCGTAGTTTTCCAGCTTTGGAGGGCTGTTCGGCTGTTCGGCTTTGGGGGTGGTTTGCGCCTGCTCCAACTTCTCAAGTCGTGCCTTTAATTCGGCATTTTCATTGCGAAGTCGTTGTTTAGCTAATTTTCTGTTGAGGTGGGACTGGCGGTTAGCTTCCCGTTTTTCAAGCTGTTCAGGCGTTAATTCTGAATCTGGCTTTTTTGATACGTCATCAGTTTCCTGACTAGTTTCTTCGGGGGGTGCTTCTTCAGTCGCCTGCGGTTCAATTGAATCCGCCGCTTCTTGCTCGGCTGGCTTCGCGTTATCAGCTTGTGGCTGTGCGGTCGCCTCGGCAATTATAGCTTGTGCATCAAACATAAATTAATTTCCTTTTATAGTCAAGTTAAAATGCGCGTAGCCGTCTGCGGCGCATAGCAATCATTAAGATTAGCTGTTCCTCGCCGCGTCTAACCCGCACCATCAAGTCGGCCTTGACCATCAAGAGCCGAGTGATTTCAGTAATAAGTTCGTTCTGTAGTTTAAGAAGTCGCTGGGTTTCGGATTCCTCTGCCAGTCTTAGGCTTTCCTCAGCAAGCGCCCGTCTGCGCTCGTATTCCAATAAAACCGAGTCAACCTTTTGCAGCTCGGTCTTGGCTTTTTTAACCTCTACCTGTTTTGCATGGTATTCAGGGAAGTAGCTGAAAATCTTAGGGAGGCCGCCAGATTCAACCACCACAACGGGTATCGGGGCGCTACCCGGCAGATACCCTCTTGTCGGGATGAAATTCACCCCGTCGATAAATCCTCTAGTGACAATCGAGGATATGGACATTAGCTGGCCTCAGTAATCGAGGTCGGGGTTACCGCATCATCTAGGGTGTAGGTTTTAGCTGTGGTGACTTGGTCGCGCTTTTTAACCGTCATGGTCGTACCGGCGATACCCTGCTCACCTAACTGTTGATTAATGGCGTACAAAGCCTGAGCAGGTGTAAAGGTTGCGCCTAGCGTAGGATATGATTCCGTCATTGCAACAGTGCCCTTAGCAAAGTCATACGATGCCGTAAGAGCATACCCCGTCTTGTCGTTGTTAGTCGTGACGGTAACACCAGCAGTGACACTGCCAACCGAGCCGGAGAGATTGCCGGTTATATCCATTGTCTGGTTGGGGAGGTCGATGTTTGTTAATCCCGCACCCGCCACGCCGATTTCAGCGGTATCAATAAGAATTGCCGCGGTATCTGTTTTAATCGCGCCAAGGCCATCCGTTCCGTTGGCAAGGTCTACGGCAGCGGCAGAGCGCGAAAGTGTGAAGCGCCCCACGACTTCACCCACTACTGAGATACTGTCAACCGTGCCTGTGGTAATTACTAAATGGTAATCCTTACCGGCTTCAAACCCGTTTGCACCTGATGCAACCACCGTGACAAGGTTAAGCCCAGTAACGCCATCATGGTCAGCGCCGAGAGTTATCCCTGCCGTAATTTGTGTAAGGCTCTCGTTTTCATAAGCCGAGACAACACCCGCCGCTATAGCAAATGGCGCTCCGGTTGAAAACCTGCGAGTCGTGAACATGAAATGTATTGTGTCGGCTACCGTGTAATCGGTCATCCCGCTAACCCGCCTCTCCCTGCTAATTTAAGGCCACCGCCTGAGGCTGCCACTGTTCCCGTTAAACTCATGACAAGCACAATTCCTTGGCCTCCTGTACCACCAGCGCCAGAGTCCGAGCCGTTGGTTGAAGCCCCGCCGCCCCCACCACCACCGCCATATAGGCCGCCGTTGCCACCGTTGCCGCCCCTGCTTACACCTGCTGCGCCAACAATATCACCTGAACCACCACCGCCACCGCCCGCCCCACCGCGCCCTTCATTAGTTGCAGCCGAATCGCCAGCACCACCTGCCCCACCATTAACACCTGTTGAGCCAGCAGTTCCGGCAGTTCCACCAGCCAAAGTGGTTCCTCTAACAGTAGCCCCAGCGGCACCACCTGCACCACCAGCGCGTGAGGCGGTATCCATACCTCCGCCGCCTCCACCACCCGCGGCACCCATCAACGTCGATGCAGAGCCAGCACTACCAGCAGCATTGATGTTCCCGGCCCCGCCGGCACTACCAATAACTTCGGCAGTGGCTGAGCCTGCTAAGCCACCAGTACCGTTCGTTCCACCGGTTAAGCCTCCACCCCCACCACCGGTCGGTGCCGAGCCCCAAGTACCAGCCTTTAAGTACCCGCCAAAATCGCTTGGCATCCCATTTTGACCAGTAATCCCCGCCGTCGTGTCTGCCGTAATAGCTGCACCACCGTTACCACCAACGCCAACCACAACCTGGACCGTGTCATCGAAAGGGTAGTTACCGATAAACTTGTGGGTGTAACCACTTCCACCCCCACCACCGCCAGGACGCCGGTTAGTAGAAGCAGCACCACGAGCGCCAGACCCGCCCCCGCCGCCCCCGCCTACAAGGGAAACATAGCAACCCTGAAAATTACTGGGTTTCGTCCATGTTTGAGGGCCAACAGTCGTAAAAATATCTATTTGAGCCATTAGTTTGCCACCACAACACAAAAACCATTACCGCCAGCCCCACCAGCACCAGAAGCAAAACCGTTTACAGAAGGCCCACCCCCTCCTCCACCGCCACCCAGAACTCCAGCCCCCCCAGGGCTTCCCATGCCTCCAGCTGAAGTGGCTGTTCCTGCTCCCGTCGCAAAACCACTACCACCACCACCACCCCCAAGAGCGTAGAGCGGAGAAGAAACCGCAGCACTTGCGCTAATACCAGCGGGGCCAAAAGAGTTTCCAGGAGTTGTATTCGTGCCCGATGTGGCGCCAGGACGACCGGAAACAACAGCATCTGCGGCTGATACCCCACCAGCACCTGATCCCCCAGTAGCGCCATAAAGTGTGTTACCACTAGCAGAAGTCCCCGCTCCCCCGGTAGCACTAGAAGTGCCACCCGCCGCTCCGGCACCGTTTGTTACACCAGCCCCAGCAGAGCCAGCAGTTGCAGCCCCTGAATTGTTCCCAGCGCCACCACCAGAACCAGCTTTAGCTCTTAATAAGTTTCCAAATGTGGAATCAACCCCAGCAGATCCAGCATTTCCGTTGGTGTCGTTACTGGTGACGCTCACCCCACCAGGCCCACCCGTACCAATGGTGACAGTCTCGGGAGAACTCAAAACAGACGCTGGATAAGCAAGGCGGTTCCAAGCAGCACCGCCCCCGCCGCCACCACCAGTCTTAAGAGTCGCCGTGGCCCGACGGGGACCTGATCCACCGCCCCCGCCGCCCCCAACCAAAAACACCTCAACATCGACCGCAGAGGTCACGGAGTAAGTCCCAGTCGCAGTAAAAATAGTTACAAGGCTCATTTCCCACCCATCACAAAATAAACAGGCCCAGCCGGCTGTTCAGTCTTGTCAAAAAGAGACATGTGGATCACGTCATCCTCTTCCGCATGATAAACACACCGTATCCAAGGCAAAATCCGGTCAATCGCCTCTCGCTTACTCGTAGCAAGCAACAAAAACATAGCCTCAAACTCAGCTTTAACTCGTGGAGACTTATCAAAAACCCCTAACCGCAAAATTGCAGGCATGTGCTCAATCACAAAACTAGCGAGCTCAAACCCAGACATCCGGGGCTTTAAAATGCCCCTCTGCACATGCCACTTAAACGTAATCTCTTTGCCATCATCGGCAGGAACAACCGCCTTGTGCTCATAGGACTTACTCTTAATCAACATGACTCAATCCTGAATGGTTGTAACTATACAGATACCAGGCCCAGCATTCCCACCAGCTCCACCCGTGGTTCCGCCACCACCTCCACCACCACCAGCCCCATAATTTCCACCAACCCCACCAGCTCCACCGGCACCGCCGTTGTTACCACCACCACCGCCTCCGCCAGAACCACCATGGCAAACGTTGGTAGCTACACTGGTTCCGTTGCCCCCAGCTCCTCCACCCAAGGTTCCAGCAGTGCCCCCAGACAGTGTCCCACCGTAACTGTTCGCCCCCGCAACACCGCCGGCACCACCGGCCGCAGAAGATCCAGCCTGTTTAGCACCACCGCCTCCACCACCAGCCGCAGCCCTAACCGTATTAGCTGTCCCAGCAGTACCAGCAGCCGGAGTAGCGCCACTTCCACCAGCACCACCCGCAGCTCCAGCTTCATACCCAGTCGGAGCAGTTCCCCCTGCAGCAGTGGACGAAGTACCAGCAGTCCCGCCACCACCACCCGCACACCGAACCCAACTAGGAGTCGCAGTACCAAACACAGCAGTCGTTCCAGCTGCTCCAGCATTCCCAGAACTTGCTCCACCAGCCGCAGCAGTTCCAATAGTCACGGCCTCAGTGCCACTCAAAACAGTCGAGGCCAGCTCAAAGTCTATCCAGCACCCACCAGCCCCACCGCCTCCACCGCCAGCGTTACCCGCACTAGTAAAACCAGCTCCACCTCCACCTCCACCCGCAACAAGAAGCCCACGCACCAACGCACCACCACCACTAATAGCGGGCTTGGTCCATGTACCCGAGGACGTGAAAATTTGAACATTAACAGCCATAATTACTCCGCAAACTTCAAAATCATTTCCTGTGTGGTCTTTATCTCACCACTGCTAATCCCATTCAAAACCTTCTCAATCCGAACATTCGCGTCATCAAAAACAGGCTTACTCTCTAAAGAACGAATGGCCGCTTGAACATCATCTTCGGTAGCTTTGCCACCATTCTGCTCCGCGATGGAGGTAAAATATTCCTCTTGCGATACAACCGTTTGTACGTTGCGCACCTGTGGGATATTTTTGTTATTCACATAATTGATAAATGCAGGAATATCATTCAATATTGTTGCATCTTTGCTAATCATGTCTGCAATTGTGCCGATGTTCATTACTGCGCTCCGATTAGGTTTCCGGCTTCATCCCGAATCACGGTAAGCGGCTGTGATACGGTAGCCGTGAGCTGCCCAAGCTGCGCGGTGATGCCCGTTAGCGCCTCGATGACCATCTGCGTCTGCATAGCTTTGGCTTGTGCTTCCTGCGCCTCCTGCATGGCCTTTTCCTGCTCTTGCTGCTGACGAATGGCGGCCTGCTCCTGCTCCATTTGCTCCTGCTGGATGAGGCTGGCAATCTTTGCCTGCAAACCCTCCACCGTGTCCTTCATGCCCATATCTTCCCCGCCCTTTGGTTGCTGCGTTTGCAATACCTGCAACTGGAACTGCGCTTCCTCAAGCTGCATCTTGCGCTCTTTGATTTCGATTTCCTTAGCCTTGGCAATGCTATCCATCGAGTTATCCGGCTGTGCTGCTTCCGGCTGTTGCGCCTGAATCAGCTTCAACTGCAACTCGCCCTTTTTAATCTCGACTTCCTGCGCTTTAATCTGCACGTCTGCCATTTTCACCTGCACATCAGCCTGCTTATCCTGCAATTGCGTTTCTAACTGTAAAATGCGAGTTTGCGCCTCGGCGGTGATTTGCTGTAATTGCTGCGTCAGCGCCGCAACTTGCGGGTCAGGCGCGTTTTCTTCGCGGTCTTTCTCATCCAGAAGCGCGGGATTGACCATTTTCTTGAAGCGAGACGACAGCGCATCGGAACCCGGCGTGTCTTGATACTTGAACACCAAATCCAGCACGTTCATGGCGGCTTCAGGCGGTAATAGCTTCAGCGTGTTCTGGTACAACTCAGCAGCCTGCTGGCGTTGCGTGGTGTAGGATGCACCTGTGGTCACACGCACGTCAAACTTGCCCGTGTCCATGTTATAGGGCTGATCTTGGTCGGGAGTCATTGCGCCGTTAATGCCCACCAGCTTGTAGTTATCTTCTTTATCGACCACGGAAACAATGCGCTGCGTATCTTCGACTTCCGGCAAGGCGCATACAATAATTTTGCCGACCTGCGTGATGGACTTAACCAGATTATCGCCAAAATGGAAGTTACCTACATCCGAGCTTTGTTCTAGTTGCTTAATTGCAACACCCGAAGCATCGCCTTCACGCTTACCAGCGGAGGCGTTATACATGCCCAGAATCTCGCGGATGTTGTTAGCAGTGCTTTGCGAGGCGTTAACAACGCCAGTAGGAATCGTGGGCGGCTGCAAACGCTGCGGGGCAGGTGCAACATTGCCCTCAATGTCGGTCTGATTGTAATACAGCACCATTGCTTTATCAGGTTCAGCCCACTGGTCTTCAAACCCGCGCATTTGACCAGCAGCAGCCTGCACCGGCGCTTGCTGTTGTTTTAATAATAGCTCAGTCTCTAAGGCTTTCCACAGATTGAACGTGCGCTGAGCGTCCTTCGCCTTACGAATCAGGCTGAACAGATGACGAACACCGTCATTCCATGCTTCCTCGCCATACACGGGAACAATAGGGATATACTTACCGGGGAATGTGGACTCTTCGAGAATATCAGCACCCGCCAGCTTGTAATGGCGAACCTTGCATTTCTTCATCTTGCGGGTGGATTTATACTTTGCCTTAGGACGTACACGCTCTTTAGTGCCGTCTTCCATCAAACCGTATTCGTTTTCCTCATGGTCTAAGCAGAAATACTCGACAATCGTAATTTTGCCCTCGGTCATGCCGGAGTGCGTACCGTTCTCCATGGTATCTTCAAACGGCACAGCGTCAGCATCCGGCCATGCCTTTTGGAAATCAGCCAAAGACATTTCCTCAATGACAAACGCAAACTTAGCGTCCCTGCCATCAGGCTCCGTGGATGTGGGGTCAATGTAAACGCCTAGCGGATTAACCACGCGGCAAATCGTTAGCTCCTGATCGAAGCTGTCATCGTCAATATACTTGCGGTCAACGCGGATAAACCCAATCGAACAGCCCACCGAGAAATCCGCCGCCATGTCGTAAGCTGCATCGGCATTGCTCTTATACTCGATGGCTTTAATGCGCCCCGATAGCATTTCTGCGGTCTTTGGGTCGGAGTCTAAACTGGCAGGAATCACGTTAATAGTCGGCGTGTTCATGCGAATATCGTTAACGACCTGATGCTTGAACTGCGTTAACTGGTCAATCTGTGGTACAGGTCGGCCAACCGTGGCGCGGCCTGACCACTCACGGGAATCCCACATCGCCCCTTCTTTATCGGACATGAAGTCCAAGTCTGCCTTGGCCGCTGCGTAGATTTCCCGCCACCCTTCAACAGCGGCTTTGTACCGCTTCTTTGCAATCTCAAGAATATCCGCAGCTTCGCTCATGAATTTTTACTTCATAGGGGTGGCTTGCTGTCGGATGCGTCAACGCCTAGCGTCTCGCCTTGAGTAGCAAAAGTCTAACTACTATATATGGTGTCAATAGCAAAGTCAAAGAGATTTACAGCCCCACACTCGCCATATCTTCAAAGGCCGATTCCAGTGAGGTGTAAAACGCCCAATCCATGAACAGCTTGCCGTTCTTCTCGGATTTTATCACTGGCGCATCTGGACAATAGGGGAATCCCATCTCAGTTGCAACGTTGTAAATCTCGCGCTTGGCGGATTCTTGCTCATATTCGGATAGGTTCTTCATTTCAACGGTAAATACTTGCTTCATACGCGCCTCATCATTATGGAAGTAAAATCAATGCTTTTGTTGCTCATATCGCCTATAGCCATGCCTATCAGCGCCATAACGTCCACTTGGTCGTCATACTTGCCTGACGGAAACGTTAACATTTCGGTCTTTAGGTCGGTTAGCCATGAGGCATAGGGGAAGAACACCTTGCCCTGCTGCATCCTACCGCGTATCGACTGGGCGCACATTTCCTTGGATTTGGTACGGGTTATTTGCTTACGCGTACACCACGCCCCCGCCTCTTGCTGGCGTTTACTGATCAGCGGATCCATGGATTTATGAATTACGCCCGATTCCTCAAACCATGTAACGGGCTTATGTGTCTTTATCATCAATATCAGCTGATTCACCCAATCCAGCGAGGACTTTTGCCCGCGCCACCAGTCAACCAGATAGAGATTGTCCTGTGCATCTAGCCCAAACACGCCATGCACCGTATAGTCTCCCCCGCCGTCTGATACGGCGTAATCGCTTGCGCCATACAGCTTGATGTTATCTGGCAGCTTGTCGTAGTATTTAAACCATTCATCCTCAAAATACGCGCCTGTTTCTGGCGTAGGTCTTTGCTGATAAAGGCTTGACCAGTTGCGGGCATCACGCTTGGCCTGCGTAATCATGTCGTCATTGAACCATTCAGGCCATAGCGGTGCGCCTACTGCCCTTCCCATGGGATCATCTGATTCCTCGGCTATCATAGGCAGTTTTAGCACTTCCCACTGCTCGCCGCCCTTCTTCATCAGGTCTAGTTGCCATCCAGCAAGGTCGTCCTCATGCCAACGCGTCATGATGAGGATAACAAACGCGTCTGGCTTTAGGCGCGTCCAGAAATCGGACAGATACCATTCCTTGGTTTTGTTACGGATGGTTTCGCTTTCGGCATCCTCGCGCCCCTTAACTGGGTCGTCAATGATTGCGCCATCTGCGCGGAATGAGGTGATAGAGCCACCAACGCCAACGCCGTAAAACTCTGTTTGGTTGTTGAGCGCCCACCTGCCAGCGGCCTGTGAATCTTGCGATAGGGCAACCCCGAAAGCATCCTGATACTCAGGCTCGCGTACTATAGCCCTAACGCGCCTGCCCCATTTGTCGGCTACTTCCTGCGAATAGCTAGAGGTAATCAGCTTTTTTCCTGCGTTTCCAGCAATCCACCATGAGCTGAACATAACGTTGGCATAATACGACTTAGCTGCGCCGGGCGGCATAAACACCATAAGCCGCTTTGTTTTGCCATCAGCTACTTTTTGCAAGCGTTCAATCAACAAAAGATGGTGCTTAGCTGGCGCAGGCTCAGAACTGAACTCCCTAATGAACGTTAGGTAGTTCTGCCTCATCTTTTGGGAGTGCTTCTTCTTTAGCGCTAATAACAAATCCGATTTTTCCTGCAAGCTCGGTAATTGCTGCATCTATCTGGCTTTCATCAGTTTGTTCTTCGGTCATTGAGTGTGCGATTGGTTGAATCGCCCTACCGTCAATTCGGTCTGCCAAAAACTGCATGGATGCAAGGTTGCCCTCTGCGGCATCGTCTAACACCCGCTCTGCGGCCTTCTTGAGCTTCTGCGGGCTTTGGCGTATCGCGGCCTTTAGCGCGTCACGAATGACTTTATCGGGTTTACCGCCAGTAGGGTTTGGATTGCCAGCCATGTTTAATTCATAAATGTTGATTACTTAACGAACTATACCACCATATTTAGTGATATGCAACCCCTACAAGAGGACTAGTTACCGTGGGGGTTTCGCTGGAGGGCGAGTGATTATATTAACTAATAGTTCTGGATGTTGCAAGCCTTATCAGCAGTGCCATACAAGCGGGTATCTTCCTTTCCCCATACAGCCATGACGTTATCCGGCGGGGCGTGACGTGGATGCGTGTGGCTAGTTGCTTTATGCCTCCACATGCCATAGTGATGCTTTTCAGCTCTGCGCGGGTCATATTCTTTTTCATCCTACAAATACCCGTAATAACGAACGCCGTTTTCTATCCACAACTTCATAAGCGGCTGCAAAATATCCTCATCAGCCAAAACCCAATTATCGTTTGGAGCGATTTCTGCAACACATGCGATAACGTTGCTGCACTCATAATTGCGCTTTGTGTAGTTTTTGTTGCGGTAGGTGTTCATCTCATTTTCTCCGTTGTTGTTGTTTCCGTCTTACTAAAACCACAGTATTACACTTTGTGTATGCGGTCAACAGGAAAGTGATAATTATTTTTTGGGGGGGGCTGCGGGATAAGGTACATTAGATTGTACTTTATACCCAATTTATGCGCTTAACCATGCGTTAAGGTGCTGTATTACTTGTTCTTCCCACCATTCGCGGCTCATAAACCTGTATTGACCCACCTGATGCTGGTGGTGGTGTTGCTTGTGGGTTAAAGGGATGGCGCAGTATTCCGGCTTGCATCCCTTCCCGCTGTTTTTAGCCGTTCTGTAGTGCGCTGGTTCACATAGCTGCTCCCATGTGCCTGTGTCGTAGCTGTAGTTACCGTCTAGGGCGCTGGGCTGGGTTCGTAGCCATAGTAGGTACGTTTTATCTGTTCCCCGCTTTTTTAGGTCTGGCAACAGGGCTGCGTGTTGTTCTTGGAAGGTCATGAATAGCGCAAGGTGTGCCGGTTGAAATGCACCGTAACGTCTGCCGGAGTGCCTAGCGCATAATGATAGCGGCTCTTGGCTATGCGGATAAGGGTGTTTTCTTCATCACGGTGAACCACAAATATCTGGTCGGGCTTGTTATACCAGTGGCTAGAATCGCTTATGTCGTATGGGGTGGGGATAGGATGTTCGCCCTCTTTGTTGGGTTTTAGCTTAGCTGGATGAGCGATAACCATAACGTGGACGCAGTATTTCTCCGCAAACTTCTTTAGGCTTTTTATCGCCTTGCCCACATATTGCGTTATCGTGGTGCTGCGCTGGTCGTATTCGTGGTCTATCTCGTTCCAAGGGTCAATCACAATCATGTTGCAGCCGTGTTGGGTCACTGCACCAGCCATAGAATCCATTAGCCAAGTCATATCAAACCACTCTTGTTCATCATCCAGCGGAACAATGAAGCTGACGTTGCGGTCTATCCATTCGTCACCCTCGGCAATCTGTTCCGGTGTTAGGTCGTAAATCGGCTGCCCGTGGTGAAGGTTTATCAATGACCGCCTGTGTTCCCTTTGGGGGTGTTGCTCAAATGAGGCGTAGCATACCTTCCAGCCGTGTCGGTCTATCAGGTTGTACGTCAAGTTATTAACAAACGTGGTTTTGCCATAGGACGGGATGCCCGTGACTACGGATAGGTCGCCCACCCTGATGCGGATATGGTCGGCTAACTTGCCTATGCCTATGTCGTAAGCCTTATGTTCCGTTACCGGCGGCAGGTCTTTTAGCTTGAATAACCCCGAAACCCTCATGAACTGCGCCGTTTTTAGGGATGCCTCTACCCCCTTTCGCCCGTATTTCAAAAACGTGTCGTTCAGGTCTTTGCAGCCCACGGGGTATTTTATCCACTGGCAGCGGTGTTTACCGAGGCGTAAGGCTAGGTCGTTCATCAGGTTGATGCCCGCTGAATCGCTGTCTGTTGCCAAAATAATCTTGGTCATATCCTTTGGAATGTCAGACAGATAATCGTACTTTACCGTGGCCTTGTCGCCTATTTGCTCTTTAGGCGCTCCATCAGGCACTGATACCGCAGTAAACCCGCATTGCAGGGCTATCAGGCAATCCATCTCCCCCTCGGTAATGATGATTTCCTTAGCTTCCTTTAAGGCATCAACGTTGTAAAAACACTTCTCCGCCCCTGCTTTCTGGTGGAAGCGCTTATCACCCTCTAACGTCCGATATTTGCTGTTTACCTCTACCCCGTTACGATAAACGGGAATTTCAACGCCAATACCGTCTGGCGCGGTTCGCAGTCCCATCTTGCTGGCCAGCTCCACGTCTATCCCCCTCGCCTCCAGTAGCGTCAGATGATGCGCGGATAACCCCATGCCTTCCGCAGTGGTGGCAGTTGTAAACGAGCTGTTCTGTTTCAAGCCGGACACTAAGGCATGGCTCGGATTTGTTGCTTCGGGTGTGTGAACACCATGGGCAGGTTGTTTTTTGATTTGCATTTGACGTTCCCCTAAGTCGTATTCCCTGTTTTTTGATTTGTTCTTCCAGCGTCATAGCATGAAGCCCTTGTTCTCTGGCTTTTCCCATGCCAGCAGTTTTTTGGCTGGTTCGTCCCTCCATCGCTCACCGTTTAGCCATGTCGCTGGATGCGGTATGTATTTAGGGTCTGCGCCCTTTACAGATTCGGCGTATTGCTTGGCCGCCGTCAATAGGTCATCTGGCTGTATTTTCTTTACCGCCTTATTGTAGGCTTTTTCTGCATCGGCTGGTGCTTTCTTTTTTGGGTAGGCGGAGTAAAAATCCAAAAACCCATTCTGTCTCTCCTCTGTCTCTCCTCTGTCTCTGGGGTTACGGTTTGGTAACGGATTCGTTACGGATTCGTTACACGATTGAATATTATCAATAAATCCAGCGTCTGCACATTCTTGCAATCCAGACGCTATTTCCTTCACATTTAACCGGAGGCGGAATGATATTTTTTCTATGCCGATACCTACCAATCCAGACGTGGGGTCTTCATCTTCGCTGGCCAATAACCATAGCATCGGTAGCAGAGCGCGGGCGTTAGCGCTCATGCCGTGATATTCGTAATTATCCAGCATTGACCTGTGGAATCGAATCCAAGGCGGGCGGCGGTCTTTATACGACTGATAAGATGACCAGTTTAATATGCGGATAGCCATTATGCGCCCCTCACGTCGAGAGTGTCAAAAAGGCACTGCATGACGTTATAAGAAATTAACCCTTGGCGGTATAGCTCAATGGTTAACTGTTTCTGGTCGGTGGGTGTGTGCTGGTCTAATAGGCGCGACAGTTCGCACACAATTAAGGTTTCTTCCGCGCAGGCGGTTACTTCTGGTGGTGTAATCATTTGTGCATCCCTATGCAATCCCCATGTATTAAGAAGGCAAGGACGGCACAGCATAGGGTCTGTGCGCTAGGGATGCCTCCCTGTCCTCGCCTCGCCTTTCGGCATTTATAAAATACTACAACAGCGGCGGCAAAACATCAACCATTTTTATCTTTTACCACTGAAATTATTTCGTTAATCGCAAGCCCTTTGATTACTTGATCGGTCGTATATCGCAGAACGGTATAGCCAAGGATGGATAGGCGGTTATACTTCTCCAAATCTTTGGCGTAACCCGCGCCCGTTGTGTGGCGTGATACACCCCACGTTCCACCCTCGACCTCTACAATGATATTGCGGGGAAGCAGGAAATCTACGCGCCATTTGCGTGGCTTGGCTAACATCACCTCGCGGTCAAACGGGATGCGCTCGGCCTTTAGATGGAGTGCTAGTAGTTCCTCACCCTTGCTTTTTTTCATCTGCATCCACCAAGTCGCTAATGTATTCGCTTTGGGTTTTGTTGGCCTTCTTAGCCAGCCGCACTATAGTCTTGATGATATGGAATTTCAGATAAAACTGCTTCCGTTTTCCTCTAATCATATTTTCCTCTTTTTTGTGTTGACAGCGGTGTGTAGTGTTGATAAATTTACACACACCAACGCAATCAGTCAAGAGGATATATGCAGAGCGAACAAATCAACGAACTAGCAGCGGCACTAGCCAAAGCACAGGCTGAATTTACCCACGCCAGCAAGGCAGTGAAGAACGAATATTTTAAATCATCCTATGCCGACCTTCCGGCGGTAATTGATGCCAGCCGCGCTGCATTGTCTAAGAACGGCCTGTGCGTCATGCAGTCCACCACGGTCAGGGAAAGCGGTGATATTTTGCTAGTTACCACCCTTGCCCACTCAGGCGGCCAATGGATTAAAGGAGAGTACCCCGTTAAGCCCGTAAAGGCCGACCCGCAGGGATATGGCAGTGCGCTCACTTATGCCCGCAGATACGCTTATTGTGCCATTGTGGGAGTTGCGGCTATTGGCGAGGATGATGACGGTAATGCTGCTAGTGGAAATCACCAGTCTAATGTTGGCATATTCAAAACGGCTATTGCCCGCAAAACGTATGTGCAAAACGTGCTGGACTCCATCGCCTTATGTGAAACCGTGGACGACCTGAGCAACGTATGGACGGTGAACGCTAAGAAGGTTAAGGAAATGACCGACAGCGGGAATGAGCATGACGGGCTGGGGGCTGATGAGCTGGTTAAGATGAAAGACCTCAAGAAAGCCTCATTACTAAATATTCAACTGGATAACGAATTTAAGGAGCGCGTATGAACTACAAGGTAAGCTTAAAGATTAACGGCAAGTGGCAGACCGTTGGAACGGTGAAGGAAAACAAATTCGGCAATATGTCGCTAGGCATGATGAAAAAGCCGGAAGTGTTGGAGCATCTTCAGGGTGATGGATGGGCTAACTTTGCGCTGTTTGAGGATGACGGGGAGCGCAAGCCTAAGGCGGAAAGCGAAGCAAAGCCGATTGATGATAATTCCACTATTCCATTTTGACCATGATAGACATTGCATCCATATACAAAAAGCTGGTGCAGTCTGGCGAGGATTGGGCTGATAAGAACGGCGCTGCTGATATGCTGGAAGAAACACGGCATACGGTGCTGAA